CATTCGCGCGCTGGAAGCATCGAACATCAAGCTTCACTTCGTCCATTACAAGAAAGACCCCTACGCCAGCAATGACGCGGTGAAGCGGCGCATCGCGCAGAACAAGCGCAACGCGGCCACGCTCGAAGCGGTCGTGTTGGAAAACGAATTCGGCCAGCGCTTCACGGTCGCGGAGCTCGCGGAAAAGAGCATCGCAAACAAGGCGCTTCGGCGCGGCGAACTGATGACGCGGCTTCGCGGCTGTGAAGACCTCGCGGACGCGGCCAAGTTTGAGGGCGTCATGTTCACGCTGACGTGTCCGTCGCGTTTTCATGCGGTGCGCCAAGTCGGGCCGATCTCGGCTGCTCGCTTTATCCCGAACAAGAAATACGACAAGACGCAGACCCCGCGCGATGCGCAGCTTTATTTGCGCAAGGTGTGGGAACTGGTGCGCGCCAAGCTTGCGCGAATCGGCGTGACGTACTTCGGTATTCGCGTCGCGGAACCCCATCACGATTCCACCCCGCATTGGCATGGGCTAGTGTTCTCCAATGACGTGCAGACCTTTTGCCGGGTGATGCGTGAATACGGTTTGCGCGAATCTCCGAACGAGAGTGGCGCGCAGGAGCGGCGCATGAAATTCGAACTGATCGACAAGGCGCGCGGCTCGGCGGTCGGCTACGTGGCGAAGTACATCGCGAAGAACATTGACGGCTTCGCGGTCGGGGATCACGTAACCACGCATGACGCCACGACCAAGGGGCGCTTCGTCGTGCAGGAGGACATGCTCGGGGATGACCTGATCACGCCGTCGCAACGCGTCGAAGCGTGGGCGGCCACGTGGGGCATTCGCCAGTTTCAGCAATTCGGTAGTGCGCCGGTCGGCGTGTGGCGCGAACTGCGCCGGGTGAAAGAGGCGGACCTGCCAACGGAAGAGGAATCGCCGGAAATTCGCGCGGCATGGCGCGCGGCGCAAAAGACGGCCATGCATCAAGCGAATTGGGCGGAATACGCGCGGGCCATGGGCGGCGTCGCGGGCGAAAAGCGGCTGATCTACGTCAAGCGCGTGGCAGAGATGCGCGAAGGGCGCTACGGCCTGACGCGCGTGAAGGTGCCGCATGGCGTCGCGGCGCGCGGCGTCGCGCATATCGTCGACGGGATAGCGGCGTACTCCGTCGAAACAGAGATTTTCGTTCCGGCCACGCGTTACCAGTGGAAGGAGTTGAGCAAGTCAGGTGAAGGTTATCGGGAAACCATCGAGCGGCGCTCGAGGGAATTGTTTGAGCGCAGCGGCGAAGCCGCGAGCACTCGGACCTGTGTAAATAACTGTACGGGGGCGGCGGAAAGTGTCGGAAACGTGGATGACCAACGCGGCGCGGGTCGCGGAACTGAAGGAACTGGCGACGAAGGCGCGCGACGAAGCGGCCCTACTCCCGGCTTTCGTCCGGATGGCCGGGCAAAAACAGATGGCATTGCTTCAAAACATCATTGAGAAAATCGAGGCTCTATGAAAACGCGCGCAAAAAAGCAGCAAATCGGCACGATAGCTTGCCTGTGCTGTGGTGAAAAGATTCCGGCCAAGCAAAACGAATTGGGGACCATCGACGTTTCCTGCCCGTGGTGCGAAGTGCCGGTCTATGCCAAGCCCGGCACCGATGGCCACAAGCGGCTGATGGCGCGCGTGACGCGTTTCGCGGAACCGGCACCGGACGCGACGAACCCGGTACATGCGCCGCCGGTGGAAGTGAAACCGGCAGCGCGCGCCGTGCGCGGCGTGTTCGATGTTTTCACCGGAGTCTAAGCAATGGGCGATATGCACGAAGCGCAAGTGATGGAGTCGGCGGGGCTGGACAGTCTCGCGGGCATGGTGGCGGGCATCGACGGCGAAGCGGCGGCGGCGCTGGATCCATCACTCAATGCGCCAGGCGCGCAAGCGGACATTCCGCAAGGGCCGGACTATGAGCGCGGCGCGCGCGGCATTATCGATATGACGCGCGCCATGATCGGCGGCTATGCGCCGGGCGCGGAATGGGACGAAGCAACATCGGGCCGCATGGCGGCATCGCTCGCGCCGGTGTTCGCCAAATACGGTTGGGATATGGAGGCGGCCATGCCGTGCGAACTGGTCGCGCTGGTGGTGTGCGGGCCGGTGCTCTACCAGTCGGCGCGCGCCGTCGCGTTCAAGATCAAGGCGGACCGCTACGCGCTCGAAAACGCGCGTCCCGGCGTCAACGATCCGAACACGGTCAAGGGCGCGCAACGCGCGGCGGCGGCACCGGACGGCGGCAGCGCGGAAGCGCTCGCGCAAGCGGTCGCGAACGCCAAAGTCTTTCCGGATATGTGATGGCGACGCGCGCAAGGAAAGCGGCGCCAGAATCGGCAGCGGCGTCTTACGGCGTCGCGGCCAAAGCCCATATCGAGGCGGTGCTGGGCGCGTCCGGTTCCGGCAAGTCGTCGTATGTAAAACGGCTGATGGAGCGGGCGCGACCGGCGCGCATGATCGTGTTCGATCCGGAGGGCGAATGGACAGAATTCGGCACGCCCGCGACGCACGTGCAACACGTGCTGGACGGCTTCAAGGCGGCGGGCAAAGACGGACCGTGCCGCGTCGTATTCGTCCCGTCACCGGTGCCTGAAATTGCCGTGCGGCAATTCGATGCAGTGTGCCGGATCGCGTTTCATGCTGAACGCCTGACGTTCATTGTCGACGAACTCAAGAGCGTCACCACGCCGTCACGCTCGCCGGTCGGGTGGGGGATGCTCACCGGGCGCGGGCGCAAGCGCGGGATCGTGATCTACGGCCTGTCGCAACGACCGGCCAGCATCGACAAAGACTTTCTTGGCAACTGCAACTACGTACGCGCCGGGCGGCTAACCTACAGCGAAGATCAACGCGCGGTGGCGCGCGTGCTCGGCGTCAAAGAGGCGGACATTGGCGCATTGCCTGACTTGGGATGGATCCGGCGCGACATGGCAACCGGCGAAACTAAACGCGGCTAGATCGCGCTCTAGGTCGCGTTCTATAGGAACCCTGCTACGGCGGGGTTTTTTATGGGCTGGCGGCGCTCGCGGGCGTGTCTAGGTCGCGACACAGCGAAAAATATTTTTAGGGGCGTGGCGGCGATTCTGGCGCGTCCTATTAGGTCGCGCTCTGGGTCGCGTTCCTATAGGTCGCGCATTCGATGTTTTCGGGGGTGGTGCTGGACACTGGCGGCTATTCAAACGGGCCGCATTGGGCGGCATCACTCGGAGTCTCGAACCATGAACGCCAAGGCACTGCTCAAGGCCTATCTCGCCTATCTCGCATTCAATGCGGTCACGAAAATTGTGGTCCGTCCGGTAGCGACGTCGCTGAACGTCCCGCTCATCACCACCATCGTTTCCTAAGGAGGGCGCGTCAATGCTGCTCGTTAAAAACACGCCTTTCACGAACGTGGTTGGCTCGGGTGTCGCAACGGTCAACCTGCCGATTGGCATGTCGTACAACAAGATCATTCTGGCGCTCGGCGGCACGACTTTTACCAAGTCGATGATCACGAACATCAACGTCAAGGTCAACGGCAAGATCATTTATCAGGCGCTCGGCTCGCGTCTGGACCTGATCAACCAGTATCGCGGTCTGCAAGCGAACGCCGGTTTCCTGACCATCGATTTCACGGAACCCCGTGCCAAGTCGATGATCGAGCAATACGTTGGCAACATCAACACGGCTTCGGGCGTGTCGTCGCTGACCGTCGAAGTGACCATCGCCGGTGCCACTGCGCCGACGCTGGACAGCTACACGGAATATGGCCCCCCGGCGGCGCTCGGCGTGATCGCGAAGCACATCATTTTCACGTCCTCGTTTGGCGGCTCGGGCAAGTTCCCGATGAAGCTGATCGACATCACGAACCGTGGCGGCCTGATCAAGCGCGTGCATTTCGCGCACGGCGGCAACCTGACGCAACTCGAAGTCAAGAAAAACGGCATCGTGATCCACGACAACGTGCCGGGTTCGGTCAACTCGTTCTGGCAGGGCGAGTATCAAAAGACGGCACAGCCGAACATCTACACGTATGACCCGTGCGCGGACAACAACTACGCGAACGCGGTCAAGACGGCGGACGCAACCGCGCTCGAATTCAACCCGACGTTCTCGGCGGCGGATACGGTAACGGCGGTGGTCGAAGTGCTGGACGTTCTCGGCAACATGTAACGGCTCGGCGGTGGGAGTGCGGCCCATGCCCGGTTGATTCCGATGCGTATGGGCCGTTTTTTTTTCAACGTTCGAGGGTGAAACATGGACGGTTTTGATACTTCGGGTTTGGTCGGAAGCAACACGTATGGCTTCTCGGTCGGGCCGCAAAGCGACGGCACCTACAACGTGCCGCAAACGGCGATGCCGATCACCGGCAGCGATACCGGCGGCGCTGGCTACAACTACGCGCCTGGCGTGTTCCAACTGCTGAACAACGGGCTTGGCACGTTCGCCAATATCTACGGCATGAACGCGCAGCTTGACTACCGGCGCTATGAGGCCACGCAAGCGGGCTTGGTCGCCAACGGTCAAGCGGCGGGACAAGTCGCATCGGCGCAAATCGCGGCGGTGAATAGCAACAAGATGCTGATGATTCTCGGCGTCTTTGCCGTGGTGCTGCTCGCCGTCCATAAGGGGTAAGCGCATGTATTGGGCCATGGCCGCGCAAGCGGCGTCTCAAGCGGCGAACGCCTTTTTCTCGGGGCAACCGGGGCCAGCGGTATCGAGCGCCGCGCCGTTTAACCCGTTCACGGTCGACAACTCGGGCTGGGCGGTCAACTTCGGCAGCGGAAGCGCGAGCGCACAACCGAATCCGGTATCGACGCTCGCACAAGGGCTGGCGAATACGGCATCGAATCTCACCGGCGGCGGTGGCGGTGGCGTCGATCCGTTGCTGATCGTGTTGCTGGCGGCGGTGGCGGTGGTTGCGGTCAAGCACGGCAAATGATCGCGCTGCGCTCGGAACCGGTCACGGACGCGGTGCGCGCGGAAGTCGCGGCGGCGTTCGGCGCGTCGATGCTCGCCAAGGTGGATACCTCGGCGGGGATGGTGGAGGCGGTCGATTGTCTCGCGGCGGGTGAGTTTTTCCGGGTGTATGTCGACGGTGCGCCGGTGCTGTTTTACGTGATCGAACTACGCGAGGGCCGCGCCGGAAAAGAGGCGGAAGTGACGCTTGCGCACGGTCGCGCAGACGTGGATTTAGTCGAGGCGGTGTTGCCCCTGATCGAGCGGCAAGCGGCGGCGGCGGGGTGCTCCCGGATGCGGATTGAGACGCGCCGGGCGGGGCTGATGAAAAAACTTGAACGCGCGGGCTATCAACGGGCCAGCGTGATCCTAAGGAAGGAACTGCAATGAGAATTTTACGCCCGGCTGAACTGCATTTGATGCGGCAAGGCTTGCCAGCGACGCCCGCCAACTTCAAGGGCGGGTCGACGTCGACGTCGAATCCGACCACCACATACAACTACGCCGACAAGCGCAACGCGGTGCAAAACGGCATCGGCGTGAGTGGTGATAACAACCTGACTTCCTATAGCTCGTTCGCGGTCACGACCGATGGCGGGGCGGTCAAAGCGGCGATGGACGCGGCGACGGCGGGCAACATGTTCGCCAATCAGACGGCGCAAGCGGCCAGCTATTTCAACGCGGTCACGTCGACCGGCGCGGCGAACGCGGCGACGCAAGCGGCGCAAACGGCCATTACCGGTAACACGCAACTTGCCACGACCGCGATCAATTCGACGGCGCAAGCCAGCCAACACCTGTCGGACGTGGGCTTGTCGATGCTCCAGGCGAACACGGCGCTGGCGAACTCGCTCACGAACGGAACCAACAACCTCGCAACCGGCTTGTTCTCGACGGTCGGCGGCCTGTATCGCGACGCGGCAGCGCAGGAAAGCAACGCGGTTGGCATCGCGGCGGATCTTGCCAAGACGCAAGTAGCGGCGCAAAACGACAACCGGTATTTGATCGCGGCAGGCTTGGCGGTGGTGTGCATCGTCGGCGTGATGGCGTTCTCGCACAAGGGCTAAACCATGCAGATTTTCGATATCACGGTCCCGGCCTTTCAACCGTTTGTGGTGCACGCGACGGGCCGGTACATCAAATATGTATCGGGCAGCAACGGCGGCGGTGATCCGACGCTGACGGTTACGCCGGGCGGCATGGGCGGCCAGAAAATCACGCTGCAACCGGGACAGGCGTATCGCTTCCCGGCGGATCAATTGAAGCCCGATTCGTGGACGCTGGCGAACTACGCCAACGGCGCGACCATCGTCGGGAAGGTGGTGGTGGGCGATGGCCAGATCGATGACCCGACCATTGCGGGCACCGTGCAGGTGATCGACGGCGGCAAGTTCCGCACGCTCGCCAATATCGCGTTCGCGGGCTACGTGGCGGCCAACGCGGTCGCATCGCAATACGGGCGCGTCCAACTCTGGAACCCGGCCGGAAGCGCGAAACGGCTGGTGGTGGAGGGCGTCACGATGCTGGCGGCGGGCAGCAATACGGCGGCGTCGCTGATTTATTCGAATGCGGCGCTGGCGAATGCGGCGGCGGGCTACTCGAAGAATTCCGCCAACGGCGCGCCGTCACCGGTCGCGATTCCGCAGTGGGATACGAGCGCGGGGCCGACGCCCGCCACAAGCCTAATGTCACTGTCGGCGGCGGCCTTCACGTCGCCCGCGTTCAAGCTCAATGAGCCATTCGTGATTCAACCGGGATCGTCACTGATGATTTACTCGACGTTCCAAAACGCGTATATCGGCGCGTCGTTCGAGTGGTACGAGGAACCGAACACATGAAAACGCCGGGGCCGCTCTACATCGTCGCGGCGGGCACGCTCGCGGCGGCGGCCTATGTGCTGTGGGCCAATCAATCGGCGGCGGTGGTGTACACCGGCGACACGGCGGACGGCACGGACAGCGGCGCGAGCGATTCCGGCGCGTCTTTCGACTTCAACGACATTGGATCAAGCGTGAGCAACATTTTTACTTCGGTTTCATCGGCGGTTAGCAATCCGAACGTGCAAGCGTTCCTCGCGCTGATCCGTACCGGCGAAGGCACGACCGGGCCGAATGGCTATCGCACGCTGTTTGGCGGCGGCCTGTTCAACGACTACAGCCGACATCCGAATATTGCCGTGACGCGCGGTGCGCTCACGTCGACGGCGGCGGGCGCGTATCAGATTCTATATCGCACGTGGGTGCCCACGGCGGCGGCCTATGGCCTGACGGACTTTAGCCCGGCGTCGCAAGACGTGGCGGCGGTGGCGCTCATCAAGGGGCGCGGCGCGCTCGCGGACGTGATCGCGGGGCGCTTCGATACGGCCATTGCGAAGTGCAACAAGGAGTGGGCGAGTCTGCCGGGTTCGCCTTATGGACAACCTACGCTCACGCTCGACCGCGCGCACGCCGTGCTGGTGATGGCGGGCGGCAATCAAACGGATGGAGCCTACGCATGAAGCTCGATAAAAACGGACTCCTGCTGGTGGCGGGCGCGGCGGCGGTGCTGCTGCTGGTGGTCAAGAAAAGCACGCCAGCGGGCGCACCGGCGCAAGCGGGGCAAGGCGCAATCGGCGCGAACGCGGCGTCGTGGCTGTCGAACGCGATCAACAACCTCGGCGGCTCGCCGTCGATGAATTCGAGTTTTCAGGGTTCGACGATTGGCGGCCTGACGCTGTTTCCGAACGGCACGTATTCGAGCGGCGGTATCTACGTCGATCCGGGCCAAGTCACCTATGACAGCAACACCGGGCGCGTGACGGAATCGCCTTTCTCGGGCATGTACAACGTGCTCGCCCCTGCCACTTACGGATTCTGACCATGAACCGAAACGAATTCCTTTTTCTCGGCGCGGTGATTTATCTCGGCTGGCGGTATCGCCGGTCGCATCACAGCACGAGCGCAATCGACTACGCGTACAACCAAGACGCGCAGCAATTCGCGCAGATGGCCGGGAGCAATTTCACGCAAAGCGTGTGGGACGCATCGAGCGGGCAGCCGTCCTACATGTGGGGCGCGGTTCCGGCACCGGGCGGCCTGTCGGTGCAAGGCGTCGGCTACGGCTCTGTGTTCGGGCATATCTAAGCCATGAGTACTAAGCACAAGCTCGAACTCGCGGCGCTCGGCGGTGTGCTCCTGCTGGTCGCTTATGCGGGGTGGAAAGTGAAAAGCGCGGTCGGCGGCGTCGGCAGCGCGATCAGCGGCGCGGCGTCGACCGGATGGACGCTGGTCAATGTGCCGGTGCTGGATCCGTCGATTCCAGGCGCGAGCATTGGTAACGCGATTGTGTCGTCACCGGCGAGCATTATCGACGCCACGTCATTCGGGACCATCGGCGGCACGACTACCCCGGCGTCAAGCTGGTATGACGCGCTGAAGGCGGGGCCGCTCGGCGGGCTGGTCGGCATCGTGAGCGGCGAAGGCAACACCAACATTTTTGGACCGGCTCCATCGGCGGGGCTGGACTTTGGCAACGGAACGGGGAACTGGTAATGGCCTATCTGAAATTTCTGGCAGCGCGTTTGCGTGAGCCTTCAACTTTTGCGGCTATCGCGGGCGGCCTGACGGCGGCTCAGACGGTGCCGGGCGGTGCGGCCAAGGCGCTGGTAGTGGCGGCGGCGCTCGCGGGCGTGCTGGTGCCGGAAACCGCCAAGGCGGGCGCGTAATGGATGCCGCACTGCTCTGGCAAATCGGCGGGCAAGTCGCGGCGGCGCTGATCGCTTATGGGGCGGTGCGCGCGGACCTGCGCAACATGAAAGAGCGGCTTGGCGCGCTCGAAAATCGTTTCAATGCTCACATCGATAAAGGGCTGACACATGGCAACTCGCAAGCGTAAGACCGCGCACAAGGCGCACAAGAAGTCGCATCACAAGACCCCGGCACGCTCGGCGCGCACGGGCCGATTCGTTAAACGGTAAGGAGTGACCATGCCTCATATCAACTGGAAAAGCGCCGCCATTGGTGCCGCCGCGTGCTACGCGTTCCTGTGGTATCGCGCGAAGTCGGCAGCCAAGAGCTAAAGACGTGCGGCCATGAAAAAACCCCGCTCGGGCGTGCTCGGCGGGGTTTTTCTATGGCGCGAACAAGGGCCAAAAATGGCCTCTTTTCTACGGATGCCAGCTTTGCTGAGCGGCCTCGAATAGCGGACCCGAAACGGGACAATCGGCGTCTTGATAGGCCGAATCGCCAACGAGAATACCGGCCATTGATTCAATTTGTTCGCGCGATTCGCCGCCGGATCGAACCCACTCCTCGCGCCAAAAAGTCTTTTCCTCACAGTCCTTTACACGCTGGTGCATTGACGCGGCGATGACTTCCATCGGGTTCACGTCGAGGATACGCGCGACTTTGGCGGCGGTGGTTGGATCGAACGTCATGCCCAGAGTTCGATATCGGCTCATTGCGGAAGTGGTGACGCGTAGAAGTTTGGCGGCGGCATAGTCCGAATCAATACCGGCGCGGCGTTTCATTTCGTCAAGGTAGTCCAATGTTGTTTTCATACGAATCCCCCGATTGACAAATCCCTATGGAAACACTAACGCAAGCGGTTGAGTGTTGTAAGTGCGGCACCACGCTTGCCTAACTGAGAATACTCAATGTATATTCCGCTGGCCGATGCGCGGTAAAGCGCGCTATCCCTCGCGTGAAGGCCTGATCCGCCTTTAGAGCGCATCGGCACTACAGACCAAACGGGATAGAGCTAGGGGAAAACCATGATTCGCCAGTCGTTACAAATCAAAACATCAAGCCTTGGCGGTTACGCCGTTGTCAGTCCGTTTGAGCGTCGCGCTCGCGTGCTCGCGGCCATTCGCCGGGCGTTCGATTGGGTGGTGGTCGCATGAACGCCGGGCTGAAGGTGGCGGTGGTGATGGCGAATGCGCCGGTCACGCTGGCGGGCGCGGTGATCGCGCTTGAAGTCAACGATTGGGACGTGGTGGACACGTTGCTGTGGCTTGCCGCCGTGCACGTCGGGGGTGATGAATGACCGCCGTGCTGGTGGTGGTTTTCCTCGCGGGCGCGTCAACGGGCGCGCTGCTGGTGTCGGTGCTGGTCGGCGGGGCGCGCGATGGGCGCTGAATTCTTTTTCATGGCGGGCGCTGGGTTTGGCGCGCTCGCGGTGGCGCTGGCGGTAGTCGGCGCGGCGGGGTATGTGGGGCTTGTCGATAGGCTAGTCGATGAACGAGCAACCAAGTGATGCACCAAGTGATGCGCTGCTCTACGTGGTGCCGTGGGTGCCTCGGGCGTACCCGGCCAGCGATGCGGCAAGGGCGGAAGCGATGACCCGGATGCAAGAGATTCTTTCGAAGTACCGCCAGCGGCCAATGCGCGCGCCGGTAAGCAAGGCGGAATTCAACGAGGCGCGCGACAACTTTTGGAGTGGGAAAAATGCAAGTTTGGGACAGCGTGTTGTGCATCAACGAGGAAAGCCCGTACTTCAACACGGCGGGCTTCGTGATCCGCGTCGACCGGTCGGTGACGCCCGCTAAGGTCACGGCGCGCATGGACAAGGATTCAAGCGACGTGGGCTTTCTGGAAACCGAACTCAAGCGTCTCGGCTAATCATGCAGATCAACACGTTCCGCGCTGGTGATCCGGTGATGATCGTCGCCAAAGACCAAGAGTATGCGTTTGTGGACGGCTGGCGCGGGCGTGTTGGCGCGCGTGATGGCTTGCCGGATGGGTATGTCCGCGTGATGGTGAAGGACGACGAAATGGACGGCGTGACGAAGCAGTTTTTCGTGCCGTGCGATCAAGTCGCGCTGATGGTGGGTCGCTGAAATGTGGATCAACGCGAGCGATATGCGCGCCAAGCTTGCGGTGCTTCCGGCACTGCAAGCGGCGCGTGCTCGCGTTCCCTCGCGGTGGTATTCGCGCTGCTGGAGTGCAGCGGAAAAGGCGGGCAAGGCGAGCGCAACGCGCGCCACTGCCGGCCACTTGTTTGACCTTGGCGCGGCGGCGGCTACGGTCGAAAAGTTCCTAGCGGAACATGCTCCGGACCATCTCGCCATTCGCCCGGACGCGGCGGATTACGAGATTGTCCTGAAGGCGCGCAAGCTCGCCAATGACGTGCAGTTGCGCGTGCTCGGGCTGGATACGGCAGACGCGCTGATCGTGTGCGAGCGTATGTGCGCGGTGTACGGTGTCGGCGTGCCGAACTTCGAAGGCGCGGCGGATCGCATCGCGCGGGTGAAGTGTGAGTTGTGGTGGCGTCGGCAACTGCGCAAGAGTCACATTCGCGCGCTGGAAGCATCGAACATCAAGCTTCACTTCGTCCATTACAAGAAAGACCCCTACGCCAGCAATGACGCGGTGAAGCGGCGCATCGCGCAGAACAAGCGCAACGCGGCCACGCTCGAA